TTCCTTGGCCTATGGGCCGCACCGGAAGGCGCTATTTACGAGGTGTTTGATGAAACGCGACACAAAGTCCACGCCATTTCCATCCCGCCAAGCTGGCCGCGATTCGCAGGCGTGGACCCTATCGGCGCTTATGTGGCGGCGGTCTGGATAGCTTACGACCCGCAGAGCCAGGTGTTTCACGTGTACCGGGAGTACTGCGAGCCGTTTGGTATCCCGACAAGTCAGCACGTGAAAAATATGTTAGAGTTGAGTCAAGGCGAATTTATCTCCTGGTGGGCGACGGGTGGTCCCAGCGAGCGCCAGCAGCGAATGGATTTTCAGTCTCACGGATTACCGGCGTGCAAGCCAGGCGTAGCCGATGTTTGGGCTGGGATTGACAGGATTATCGAGGCGCTAGACGGTGGCGAGTTGGTAATACACGACAGTTGTCCCAAGTTGCTGGATGAAATCGGGAGTTATAGCCGTAAGATTGGCAAGGATGGACTGCCAGCGGAAAAGACAATTGAGAACAAGGAAGCATTTCACCTTGCGGACGCTGCCAGGTACGCTTTTGTTGGGCCGGAAGGCGGACAGCCGACTGTGCAATACGAGCGACACGGCAAGCGAATTGGAGTATAAATGAAAGCTTATCGTTGTAATCAGGCAATTCTATGTCCAGATTGTGGGCAGGTTATGCGATATGACCGAGATACTAAAATAGTGTGGTGTGTTGGACGAGCTTGCGATCTCAAAGGCATAAAATATCACGCGCCGTCTGTCGAGCTTGAACCGGTTGACAAGCCGAATAAAGTAGAGTACGTTATATGTCAGGTGGAGATAGATGAGTGAAATCAAAGATCGCAGTTTGACAGTTGACAATTTTAGAAAGGCAATGAGTGCTATTGTATTAAATGGTACTCAAGCCAATACTTTGGTTTTGCGTATCAACTATATTTCGTTTATGCGAGCCAATATTATTCTTTACGGTCTGGGGCTGGATGAAATTGTAAAGATTTTGCCTGTTCAAAACGCCAATCATAAAGATGACCCGATATACAAAAACTTTTCAGAAGCGTGGCGCATTGAGGATAAAAGTGGAAATACTCTTTACGAGAGTGATGCCGCTATAGAACGGAGTAAACCATGAACATACTACAACGTGCCGGGCGTTTCTTGCTACGCGCAGAGATGGAAAAGCTGGAAGAATCAGTCGAAGTACTTGCCCACGCTTACCGCCGAGGCCCTTATGTTCAATCGCCAGAAATGCTCATCAAAGCACTTGGCGAGATGGACAGTCAACTCCTGGACATGATTATGCGCCGGCAGGGCTATGAGACTATCCTGGGCGGCGGTATATTCGACCTAAAATTTACAGAGCAACAGCGTCTAAGAGTTGTGGATCAAACACGGCATGCGTTTCATTATGACAGTCAGGCTGGGCGCGCAGTTAACGCCTGGACTGATTTCGGGTTCGGGCAGCGTCCTATTGTCAAGCCAGATGATGTCAAACTTGCCACCGACTTTGATGAATTCTGGACAGCCAAGCGTAACGCGCCTGTATTGAATTCGTCAAAGCTCCACAACTTGAGCAACGCTGTGGTGACAGATGGAGAGGTATTCTTTGTCTATTGGTTTGGCGCAGACGGCAAGGCTACTATCCGCCGCCTGGACACAACGTCAATCACGCGCATAGAGTACGAAAAAGGCGACCCAGACGTGCCATTGTTTTACGTTGAGAATCGCAATATAACTCACGGTGGCGACGAGCGTCAGTACAGCGAGGTGTGGTATCCTGACTGGCGTGCCACGAAAGAGCAGCTAGACAGGGTTAAAATGCCAACCAACGCCTTGCACGCGCAAGAGCTTAGAGAGTACACTCGTGTTGTGATGCAGCGTGTGAGCTATCAGGACATCGGCGGGCGCGGGTGGCCTACAATTTACCGGGCGCTGGCCTGGTATCAAGCTTATAAAGAGTCACTGGAGGATCGCGCCGCTGTTATGGCACACGTGGCTATGTTTCCAAGTAAGATCAAACACAAGGCAGGTTCACGCTATACTGATAGTCTCAAAGATCAGTTGCAATCAACGCTGGCTACCGGCGATTATGGCCTAGATAGCAACCCGCCAGCCGTAGCGGGTTCAAGCTGGATAGAAAACGAAGCGGCAAATCGAAGCCGTATGAATATGAACACTGGCGCACTGGATAGCCAGAAAGACACTTATTTACTCCTAGCACAGATGAGCACGGGTGATGGTCTACCACCGGTATTCCGTGGACGTTCCGACATGGCGCAGAATCGCTCTGTTGCCGAAATGGCCGCTGTACCGTGGCTGGAACAAATGGACCGTTACTCTGGTATTTGGACGAGTGGCTTCCGAGAAATGGTAGAGATAGTTGGTGGTGGATTGGTCTATGCGAAACAAGCTAGCTATAGCGACTTTTCTACTACTGTATCCGTGAGCCGTCCGGCGCTGATGGAAGTATCGCAGGTGGCGCAGGCTATGGATTCTATCAACAGCGCGGCGATGAACGGCACGCTTGATTTGGATAAGGCGCAGCAGGCCAATGAAGCGTTGACTAAATTGATACTTGAGAAATACGGTCTGAGTTTACAAGAGCCGGTGGAAATAAAGAAAGACGAAATGCCGCTAGCGGTGGACGAAATGATTGTCAAGTTGGCGATAGGAAAGATTACAGCGCAGGAATTTGCTGGCGCTGTGTGGGATGTTTCTAGGGGGTTGAGATGAAAACAGATTTTGACTTGCTGCGCGCATTGTTATTGCAAACATTAGACATTGATTATCATGTACCCGTTGAGTATAATACCAATGAACAGCTAGCTTACCATGTTGGGCTATTGCGAGACGGTGGGTATATATCTAGTGGGAAATTGACACCGCTGGGCCGAGAAGCGGCTAACCTTATGCGCGATGGTACTCTGTGGTGTGCCACAATACAGCATGTCGCATCGTCTTACTTTGAGTTTGTCCCACTGAGTGTTATAATTGAAATGTTGCGCCAGGAAATGATTGAGATATTGAGGGGGTAGAAATGAAAGCCTATCTTGCCTGTTCAGTTTATTGTCCAGAGTGCGGAGAAGAAATGGTAAGGCCCAAAAACAAAAAGCACATACGGTGCATGTCAGTGGGGTGCGAGCTTTACAATGTATCCTTTAATGCGCCGTCTGTGGAAATAGAGGAGAAGACTAATTGTTTTGACACGCACAGAAAAAGCCTGAACCGTTTCGTAGGGCGATAGATGTTCAGAGAGGGGATAGAATGAGTACAGTATTACACGGTTACATTCCAGAGGTTGCAATCACTCAAGTGCGTAAACAAGGCGCATACTCTTACAATCAAGCACGCCGCTTTAAGCTGTTACAACGAGTATGTTTGTGGATTTTGCGTCGCTTGCGCTGTGAACATTTCGAGGCAATTGAGCAAATCGCAACTATCGAGTTTGATACTCAAGACGTTATTGAGATGGCAAGAAAGCAAGTGTGCTCAATTGAGCAGTGTACATTTCAGTGGCCGAAATATGTTATTGTTGGGCGTAAGCAGGAAATGCAGTTGATGAAACAAAATCATAACAGACAAATGACTTTTGACTTGTCTTTTGGCAAAGACGCTAGACTTATGGGAATGACTTTGATTGTAGCGCCGTGGTTTGACGGCGTGGTTTGTTTGTCGGAGCTATCATAATGACCTACGCCTGGGGCACAACCAACGCTTTCTGGAACATCTCAGAGCAAGAGCTTGCTGCTCAGAACTTCCTATTCACAGAGACCGAATCCGGCTACCGCACTGCTCTACGCGCCAGGGTCCGGGGCTTTTGGTCTGGTGTCTTTGACTATGGCGAGTTCGTCAGTGGGTTTTCGCAGGACATTAGCGAGGGGATAACTCAAGCTTGGACAGAGGGAACAGCAGAGTGTGGCATAGCTCCCAGTGAGTGGAGCTTGGCCGAGGTTCAAGCCAGGTCTGCTTTTATTACTAATCAGGTCTTACAAGTCGGATTCTTCGCTATTGCTATTGAGCAGAACACGCGGGCACTGGGCGGCAAGCTCACGCCGTTGTTTAGACGTACTGACTTGTGGGTAAATCGTTATCCAGAGGCAAAGATGCAAGCGGCGGCGATGGCTTGCGGGGACCGTAAAAAGATATGGGTTCTGGGGCCGACTGAAGAGCATTGTAAATCGTGTGGTGGATTCAAGGGGCGTGTGTATCGCAACTCTGTTTGGTTGACGAATGGTGCATTACCGCGCACGTTTCAATTGGCTTGTAGTGGATTTAACTGCAAGTGCCGATTGGATGATACGGACCAGCGCGTGACGCCGGGCAGGTTTCCAAGTGGGTTGTTGAAATAGAGAGGGTACAACAAAAGGAGAGGGGTAACAAATGACCAAAATACGAATAGAATTCCAAGACGAAAATAGCACAGAGTTCAAGGTTGACGCATCGGGCATATCGTATCGAGAGTTGCTTGTACTGGCGCATGAG